TATCGACCAAGGTGGAGGCAGTTTTGTTGATTATCAGAACTGGCTGCCCTCGGGCTTTATTAACGTGGCGCATGAGTCTGTCTTGTATCCATCCGTTGGAGCTTCTGCTACCACCCTTCGAGCCCGGAGCAATCCGAGCAGAGAAGAAGTGAGTATCATTAACTTTGCGGTGGAGATCAAGGACTTTCCGCAGATGATCAAACAGATGAGGAATCTCGGTCCGTTAATTCGGAACCTCAAGCACAGGAACCATGCTGCGCTTAGTGCGCTTGCTGGCCAGTACTTGGGATACGAATTCGGCTGGAAACCTCTCGTTTCTGATCTATCTCAGATGTTACAGTTTCAGTCGCAAGTGGATCGAAGGATCCTCGAGCTAAACCGACTGTATTCATCCACGGGTCTCAAACGCAGGCTTAACCTTTTCACTGAGTCCGAAAGTACGACTCTAAGCAGAACAGCTGAGAGTTCGCTCGGCACGTTCATCACGGTGAAGAAACACATCGTGACGCGTGTTCAGAGGTGGGGAACCATTAGATGGCGCCCTACTGCTGTCCCTCGTGATATAGGTCACCAGGCTCTCGGTCGGCAGGCAAGAAGACTTGTACATGGCATGGACCACTTTGGTCTTGATGCCTATCAAGCATGGAATGCTCTTCCATTTTCTTGGCTGGCCGACTGGTTCGGTAATTTCGGTGAGTGGCTTGCCGCTCATCGGAATGACGTCCCCGCGGCACCTACTGGTCCATGTAACATCATGACCCAGTCGGATACCTACGAGTTCTGGGAACGCACTGATGGGTTTCAACAATCCATCAAAGGTGCGTCCGGCATGCGGATACTGCGCACGAAAGAACGTGTGCAGTCCTCCGGTACACTTACGGCTCACCTACCCCTAGCAACGGGTAGGCAACTTTCGATCCTAGCGGCGTTGAATCTTCAGCGCAAAAAGCGCTAGAGATTTCATCAGCCAATAGGAGTAAGAAGATATGCTAGGTTCAACCTTCGTGGTGACTCTTGACGGTTCCGGTGGAACTGCCAAGACTCTCCCACTGATCAACCAAGACGGATACGGCGCCGAGTACTATCTCGACGATACGACCGTTACTTATCGCACGAAAGTGCGACACAGTAAGGACAATGTCAAAGCCGGCACGCAACCTTTTGATCGTCACACTGTGACGATGTCCAGGTTCACGAAGCCGACCGAGGCTTTGCCCCTTGGTAGTCTGTCTGAAATTTCGTTCACGATCAGGAATGATCCGAACGGTGTTCAGTCAGAGATCATCGACTTGAGCGAAGCAATGAGCTTTTACATGGTAAAAGCCGGCGCTATCGCAGCCAAGTTGCTCGGGTGGGAGTCGTAAGGCGTCAATGACGCCCTAAGGCCCCGCACGGGAGCAAGGATGAACGTGGCCGTAGATCTAATTCTCCTCTAACTGAAGAGGTCTTAGATGAAAAGCTACGTAATCTTCCTACAGGGACTATACGAGGCAATGTTGTCAAACATTGCCGAGTTACATCCCACTCTCCGTAGTGATTGTTTGCGGGATTCGTCTCGCTTGCTCTCGCTCATCGAACGAAGAGGTCTTCCATTCCTTATGGTGGACCTCCCAGCAATGGCAAAGCACCTTGATAAGTGCCTGTCCATTGAATCCCTAACCTCAAGTGGAATCCCTGGTTTCAGGAGCTACACAAAGAGGAGCACAATCCCTCGACTATTCAAGGGGATGTGGCTTCGGATTTTCGATGTAAACGGTTTGCTTAGGGCCGATGTGGACCCGCGCGATATCCAATCTCTTCGTCAACTCCTTATGGGAGCCAAGAAGATGAAGGTACCGTGCAGCGACTCAAAAACATGGGAACATGTCAATGAGTTCTTCCAAATCGACCGGGAGGTTCGATCTCCTACCCTTAACTGGGATGAAGACGAACTCAGGACTGATGATCTTCATGGTCTCCATATTGGCGATCATGATTTTCTCTCTCCTGCTCCTCTTCTCGATCGTTGTCATACTGACAGCGAACGGCGAGGGCCCTCTCCACACCTTGATCACGACTTCGCCGACGCAGTCCAACGGACCGCAGACGTTGTTGCCGCGACCATCGGCCGGTTTAACCCGTCCGAGTGGAGATCTAAGCATGGACCAGGTGCTGTAGCTGACCAGCGTCATACTCAGTTTAAGTATGACTTTCCAAACTGGCCTGCTAAGCTCGACCGAGTCTTTCCTATGGCAGAATTTGGCTTTGCCAACTTCCAACACTGGACTGACTTTGTCACTAGCGATGGTGTTAATGATCTTTACAAAGATCATGAACCACCTTCTAGGTTGATCGCTGTCCCAAAGACGCTTAAGGGTCCTAGGCTTATCGCCTCGGAACCTGTTTCGCATCAATGGTGCCAGCAATCTATCCTAGACTTCCTCGCTAGTTCATTGCCTAAGACACCGATTTCTTCTTCTATTCACTTTCGTGACCAGAAGTTCAATCAGGACTTGGCTTTGAAAGCTTCCCATACTCAGAGTCATGCGACAATTGATTTGTCGAATGCATCTGATCGCCTGTCATGTTGGCTTGTTGAGCGGATCTTCCGAAGGAATCCTTCGTTAGTTGAAGCTCTTCATGCCTCCAGAACCAGGTGGGTGTCTAACGACATCGATAAGCTGTCTCCGAAGTATCACATTCTTCGGAAATTCGCTTGTATGGGTTCAGCATGTACCTTCCCTGTTCAGTCATTCGTTTTCTGCATCCTCGCTGTATCCTCCGTCCTCTATAGTAGAGGATGGAAGTGCAACTTGGAGATGATACGTTTGGCCTCACAGGAGGTCCTCGTCTTTGGGGACGATATGATTGTCCCTACTGACGCGTGGGAGTACCTTCAGGGATTGCTAGGTAGCCTTGGTCTCAAGGTTAACCACTCGAAGACTTTCGTCTCCGGAAGGTTTCGAGAGTCATGTGGCTTGGATGCGTGGGATGGCTGTGATGTCACCCCAACGTATACCATTACCTACCCTGACGTGTCCCGACCTGAATCGATAGCCTCTGTCGTAGCGACTCACAACAACTTCGTAAACCGAGGTTGGTTTGGTGTTGCTGCGTATGCTAAGTCGAGAGTCATGTCGCAAAGGAAGTTTCCTATTGCGAATGTGCCGATCGGTTCAGGGATCTTCGGATGGTTCGAC